GATTATTAGATAATTGATTATTAGATAATTGATTATTAGATAATTGATTATTAGATAATTGATTATTAGATAATTGATTATTAGATAATTGATTATTAGATAATTGATTATTAGATAATTGATTATTTAATTGTAAATTAGCAGTTAGCATTTTTTGTATATTTAGTAAAATTAAAAATATTAACTTTATTACTAAAAATAATTAATATATTAAACCTATTTAAATTATTCTTACTTTATTATTTCTATAAATAAAAAATATGAAACTTGAAAGTTTAAAAAATAATAATTATAGTTCTAAATTTGAAGATAACTTTATTAATAAATTTGATGATAAATTTGATGATAAATTTGATGATAAATTTGTTGATGATACTACTGATAAATTTTATAGTTATCAAAATTCAAATACTTTAATATTTGAAAATAATGATAATAATACTAATAGCAACCAGATTAAAAATAATATTAATAATGCTAATGAAAAACCACCTTTAAAAAAACGTGGTAGAAAACCTAAAGGTGGTAAAATTATACAAAATATTATACCACTAGCTAATAATAATATTATTAAACCAAATATTATTTTACATTTAAAATGTTTTATGAAAGACCTTAATGCTAATAACAATTTATTAAATAATAATTATAATATTGAAGGATTTAATTTTAATAATAATAATTATGAAGTAATTAATAAATATAATTATATTGGACCAAAAAATAACCAACAATATAATAATAATTTACAATATAAAAATATACAAAATAATGTTGATTATAATAAAGATATTAAGACATTAAATAGTGATTATAAATCTTTAGATATTAAATTAAATAATGAAGAAAAAATAATATTAGAAGATACATCAAATGAAACTTTTAATAATGATTTTTATAATCTAAAAGATACTTCACTTAAAGATACTTCACTTAAAGATACTTCACTTAAAGAAATACATAAAAAATTAAAACAATTACAACATAATCTACATATTAATACTTTATTTGATAATAAATCTGCTTGTTTTTGGTGCACTTATGATTTTGATAATCCTCCTATTTATATTCCTAAAAATTTAATTAATGAATGTTATAATGTATATGGTTGCTTTTGTAGTCCTGAATGTGCTTGTGCTTATTTAATGAATGAAAATATTGATAATTCTACTAAATTTGAACGTTATCATTTATTAAATTTTATTTATTGTAAAATATATAATTATAATAAAAATATTAAACCTGCACCTAATCCTCATTATACTTTAGAAAAATATTGCGGTAACTTAACTATTCAAGAATATCGGTCATTACTTAAAAATGAACGATTATTTTTAATTGTTGATAAACCTCTTACACGTATATTACCTGAATTACATGAAGATAATGATGACTTTATTATTAATAATAAAATTATACCCTCTAACACAAATGCTACTGCTAAAAAATTATCTAAAAAACATAATAAAAATTCTATATTAAATGAAAATTTTGGTTTATGCTAAAATATACAATAAAATATTATAATTTATAAATTGTATAATAATATTATTAAATTTTTTGTTTCATAATATATATTTAATTATATATATTATGATAACTAAATTAGTAGATGAAACTACTGAATATAATGAAAATAAATCTTTTTTTACAATAATTAGAGAGAACATTATACAATTTTTATTATTAATCGCAGTTTTTTTTATTATTTATTATGCTGATAAAATTACTAGATATAATTTATCTACATATGGACTACCTAATGTTATTAATCCTAGTGCTAGTAATACTAATAATAATAATGCTAATAAAAGTAAAATTACTGGTGTAAAAAGAAAAATAAAAAAATAAATAACTAAAATACAAAATATTTATAAATTTGAATTTTTCTCTCTAAAATTCTTCATTGCACTATCCATATATAATCTTAATTGTTTATAAATTTCTTGATTTATTGAATTTATCTGTGGTTTTACTTTTATTTCTAATCCTAAATAATCCCTTATTACACTTAATTCATCATTATTAAAATATTCTAATTTTTCTAGTGCTTTTTCATAATTATAATCTGTTTGACGTATAATTATCTGAATTTTCTCTTGAATTTCTTGTTGTAGTTTTTGAGTATTTTCTTTGTTAATTTCTTTCTTACTTTCTTCTATAGTTTCTTTATTATTTAAAATTGACATTAATAATATTCATTATTTAATTTTTAAATCAATTTAAACAAATATTATTATTAATATTAACAATAATATTTTTAAATATGGATATTAATTCTATTAATATTAATTTTATTCTCTCTAATGTAGAGAAAATTATTAATGAAGGAATTAAAGATATCTTACATATTCATTTTGAAAAATATAAAATGTTTGAAAAAACACACGAATTAATTATGCAATTACCTTCTGTTAATTATGAACTTACTAATAATTTTATTTCAAAAGCTACATTAAATAAATTAGCTACATTAGATAAATTAGAAAAATTAGATAATTCTTATTTTAGTATTAACGCTAATATTTCACCAACTGATTTAAAAACTAATAATGATTATGAAAAAATTTATATTAATCATGCTAAAGATACAAATATTGATGAAATAATTAATAAATTAATGTTACGTTTAGAAGGTTTAGAAAGTGAATACAATAAATTAAAAGATTATTTAATTATTATTAATAATAATATTGAAAAATTAATCCAAGAAAATAATGAATTAAAATTAATAAATCAAAGAAATATTAATAATCCTAATATTAAACTTGAAATTGAAGAAATTAATAATACAAAATTAGATTTTAAAGATAATATTGAAGATGCTCACGATGTTGAAGATACTCAAGATGTTGAAGAAACTAATGATGTTGAAGAAAATGATAATGTTGAAGAAACTCAAGATGTTGAAGAAACTCAAGATATTGAAGAAACGGAAGATGAAGAAACTAATGATGTTGAAGATAATGAAGATGAAGAAACTAATGATGTTGAAGATACTGAAGATGTTGAAGAAACGGAATATGAAGAAACTAATGATGTTGAAGATACTGAAGATGTTGAAGAAACGGAATATGAAGAAACTAATGATGTTGAAGATACCGAAGATGTTGAAGATACTGAAGATGTTGAAGAAACAGAAGATGAAGAAACGGAAGATGTTGAAAATCTTCAAAATATTGATGAAAAAACAGAAACTGAGAATTCACTGCAAAGTGAAGAATTAGAATATGTTGAAGATGTTGAAGATGTTGAAGATGTTGAAGATGTTGAAGATGTTGAAGATGTTGAAGATGTTGAAGATGTTGAAAATATTGAAGATGTTGAAGATGTTGAAGATGTTGAAGAAAATGAAGAAGATTATGAATTATTTGAAATAAAAATTGGTGATAACACTTATTGCACTAACGATGAAATTAATGGATTTTTATGGGAATTAAATGATGATGGAGAACAAGGTAAAAAACTTGGTTTTCTTCAACAAGGTAAACCTAAATTCTATTTATAAATAACAATTTATTATTAAGACACGGTATAACTATTATTCTATTATTATAATTTATAATAAATAATTTAAATTATAATATTAATATATAACTTAATAAATAATTATGTTAAAATTTTTAAATATATGTGCTCCTGCTTTGATATATTTAATTTTTTCGTGCACACAAATCATTATTGATTTAATTAAGGGTTTATATAATACAGCATTTATGAAATTTATTATAATGTGTTTAGTTACTTTTTTACTTAATATATTATGTCAACGAAATTTAAGTATTGTTTCATGGTTTATTGTTTTTATACCCTTTATATTTATGACTGTTATTACTACTATTTTATTATATACATTTGGTCTTGATGCTTCTAGTGGTAATTTAAATAAATGTAACGCTAACAAACCTACCACTTGTAATGAAGATGTGAAAATAGATAGTTCTGGAAATATATTAGTTTATGACCCTGAATATAATCCATCTTTTTTTCCAGTATTTTATAAATCACCTAATATTATTATACCGAACCCACATTTAAATGATTTTAAAGCAAATTTAAATAATATAAATGTTAATCAATCTACTTTACAAAATAATATACCTTTAGGCACAAGTAGTAATGTATATGTAAGTTAATTTAGAGAAATTACACCTTTTCTCATTTAAAACGCACAATATTTATATAATAATATTTTGAACTAAATTAAATATATTTATATATATATTTTAAATAATTTTGTTGGAGAACAATATCGTATAGCAGATAATTGGTTTGAACTTGTAGATATTAGTAATTATTCTAATAAACAAATCAATTATTTAGAAATTGGAGTATTTTATGGCGCTAATGTTTTATCTGTTGCCAAAACTTATGGATTACATAATGATAGTAAATTGTATTGTATAGACCCTTGGGAAGATTATGATGATTATAATGAATATAAAAATCAACAACCAAAAATTTATAACTCGTTTATTAATAATGTTGAAAATTCAGGAGTTAAAGATAAAATAATAATTAATCGTGGATATTCTTATTTAGAAATACCAAAGTTTCCAGATGAGTTTTTTGATATAATTTATATTGATGGAAATCACGAACCAGATTATGTATTAGAAGATGCTGTTTTAAGTTTTAGAAAATTAAAAAAAAATGGCATAATGATATTTGATGATTATGGTTGGGGTGGACCTGATTTAACAAAAAAAGGTATAGATGGATTTTTATCTGGATATCATAAAAAAATAAACTATTTAGGTGAAAGAAGTACTCAGATATTCATAAAAAAAATATAAATATTGGGCGTTTTAAATGAGAAAAGGTGTAAAAAAAATTATTAAAAAATTATTAAAAATTTATTAAAAATTTATTAAAAAATTTATAAAATTAAAATAATATAAATAATAATTTATAATATTAATATATAATGGCTTCCCAGTATATTAATAGTGAAACATTAACTATTCAACAAATAACTCTTGAAGATCAACACTTATTATCTGATAAATGGACTTTATGGGCTCATTTACCACATAATACTGATTGGAGTTTAGATAGTTATATTCCTATTTATACTTTTTCTACAATTGAAGATATTATTGCAATTACTGAAACATTACCACCATTATTAATTGAAAATTGTATGTTATTTTTAATGAAATATAATATTAAACCTACTTGGGAAGACCCTAAAAATCGTAATGGTGGTTGTTTTTCTTATAAAGTTTCTAATAAAAATGTTAATAAAATATGGAAAGAATTAAGTTATATTACTGTTGGAAATACATTAAGTAGTTCTAATAATTTTGTTAAAAATGTTACTGGTATTACTATTTCTCCTAAAAAAAACTTTTGTATTATTAAAATATGGTTATCTGATTGTAGTAATCAAAATCCTACTATTATTAGTAATGAAGTTAAAGGATTATCATCACAAGGTTGTATATTTAAAAAACATAGCCCTCAATATTAAAATTATTTGTCTAAATAATAAGTTTAAGAAAAGGTTTAATAATATGCGTAATATAAATTTTATTTGTAAAAGTAACATTAACAAAATTAGGCATTATATATTATCAAAATAAATTAAAACTGAGAAACACTCCAAAAATATTCATTTAAAGAAGTATTAAAAATTAAAGTGATTCTACATGTTGCCCATTTATTAATAATTATTGGACTACTTTGTTCTCCATTAAATTGAGCATACCAATTAGTGGAACTTTTAATATTTAATTCATTGCCTGAATGATTTGATACGATACAAGACCAACCAGCGAAACCATTATCATCTAAATACTCGTTAGGATTATTTAAACTGATACCAGATAAATTATAACAATATACAAATGACATATATTTTTCTATTGTCCCATCATTATCAAGTGTATAATAATTAAAAGAAAATGGATTTTGTTGTTTATAAAATCTCTGATTATTGTCAAAAATAAAACAATTACTTGTATCAGCATTAATGCTATTTCTATAATAATAATTATTTATTCCATCAATGTTTCTCATACGAATAAATGGTTCTTGTAAATCATTATTTATTTCAACCCACAAATTAGTATTACCATCGAACATTTGAATATATGACGGTGTCATTGTTGTATATTGCCCATTTGCTGAAGTAAATGTGGCATCTCCTGCGTCAATATATGTTGTCATACTTGTTCCATCTGAAATTGTCATACTTCCTGCATCCAATGTATTTGAACGCGTTCCAAAAATTGGTTGATCCTTAATAGAAATTTCTGTTGCATTAATATTAGAAATAGAACCTGGTTGTCCTCCTTTTACATCATTTTGTATAGATAATCCATCAAAGGGAGACATATTTATATATGATGGATTAGAAGGATTATTAACTTGTAAAACTTCTTTATTAAATGAATAATAGTCTCCGGTATTACTGTCAATAATGATGAGATAATCATTTCTATAATCACCTATGATTGTGCTAATTTCAGAATCACATAAAATTCTATAATTAACTTTTAATGTATTAGGTTCAGGTGCGCTTCTTAAAGCAGGTAAGATTTTGGGTAAGGCAACAATATCAGCAAAAGACATATTAGAAGTGCCATAATATATTCCACCTGTATTACCAGTTATATTAAATTGATTATTTACCGAATTTAAAACCATTCTATTTGGTCCAGTTGTGCCAATAACTATTGCAGTTGGATCTATTATTCCACTTACATATAAATCACCAAATATTCCTACATTACCAGTATATCCTATTCCGGTGAATCCACTAAATCCAGTTTTACCAATTGTATATTTGTCTAAAATCCATTGTGAAGGTCCATTATTTGCAAATGATGTATGAATATGAGAATAAGTTGAAGTTCCTTCAAAATATAAATTTATTGGATGAATAGCACCTAGACCTCCACCACTGTCAGCATTATTACCAAAAATTTGAATTACTAACGATGAATATGCTGATATATCTGTATATGGTACATATAATACAGGTGTATATTGCTGTGGCGTAGTTGAATTAATTATAATTGTACTAGAATTAGTGCTAATTTGATTTAATACTCCACCAGATGTTCTTCCAAAAAGTTTAAAATAAATAGACATATGTCCCTGAGAAGCCGGAGTTGTATCTGTTGATGCAAATATATTCATATCCCAAAATCCTGGAGGAATAAATGTGCCTAAATTTAAAGTTGAAATATAATTTGCAAATCCACTTGGATCTAATAATATATTATTTGTATTACCATTTATAAATTTTGTTGTTGATGAACTTGGTGCGTTTGATTGTAAATTAGATAATAATTTATATGTATTTATTACTGGATTAGGTGTTTGAGAATTATTCAAATATAATATTTGTCCGCTACTAAAACCTTGAGGACCTGTAGGACCAATATAACCAGTAGGACCTGTAGGACCAGTAGAACCAGTAGAACCAGTAGAACCAGTAGGACCTGTGCGACCTGTTGGACCTGTATGACCTGTATTACCTGTAGGACCTGTATTACCTGTAGAACCTGTAGGACCTGTGCGACCTGTTGGACCTGTAGGACCAGTAGAACCAGTAGGACCTGTGCGACCTGTTGGACCTGTATGACCTGTATTACCTGTAGGACCTGTATTACCTGTAGAACCTGTAGGACCTGTAGGACATACTTGACAGTTATTATTATTATAAGGAATAAAACAATCACATTCATCTGGTATAAATATATTATTTTCTTCATTACAGTCATCACACGAATTTTCATAATTATCTAGTTCACTAGAATTACAATCAGGACAAGGCACATAATAACCTCCACTATTATTTGAATTTCCAGATTGATTATAAGGCACACCATTTATATTTTGCACGTTAAGATTTATAACAGTAATATTTTCACTAATAATATTTTTTGTATTTATTTCGCTCATTAGTCTTTAATTAATATAATATTATTATAAAAAATTATATTAATATTATACTGACTAAAAAGAAAAATGAGATAATATATTCTAATTAGGTATTGGAAATGGTCGCTGATTTTCTTCTAATATTAATGGTTCAGGGATATAAATAGATGGTTTTTTATAAATAAATGCTTCATTTAATTCTTTAATTTGTGGAATAAAACAAGGAGCTGGATTTACTAAATTAGTTGAATTTATTCCATATAAAAAACTCTCAGTATCAACTGCATTATTTGATAATTTCATGGCAGGTATTTGTGCTGGTAATAATCCATCACCTGGTAATCTTGTATTATATGCGTAACCATATTGTGAATTTTCATAACAAACATAATTTTCAGATTGTTTATAACTTCGTTGTTCTAAATTATAATTAATTGGTGTATTCTTATTACGTGTTGATGCCATATATTTATAACTTAGATAATAATAAATCTAAATAATAATAAACTCAAATATTATAGTTAATTAAATAATATTATTAAAAACTCACTTAAAAATAAAACAATAAGTTTAATATATTTTTGATTTTAATAAACAAATATTTTCATTACTTATTGTGGATGTTTCTAAATATTGACACACACAATCATGTGTAATATGCATAAAATCATATGAATATAATATTCTAAATCCTAATAATTCATCATCAGTTAATAATATATTAGAACACTTTAATAAACATTTTTTAAATTCTTCGTGTTCTTTCATTATTACATATAATTCATCTAACATTAAATTTATTTTTTCAAAATCATCATCTTCTTTTAAATTGAATATATTTAATAAATCTTCTCTATATAATAAATCTAAATATTCTTCATTTTGTTCTCTAGTTAATTGGTTATTATTTATAGAATTTAAATATTCATTATAATAATTACATTTATAACTTGTATTATATTCTTGTTTTAATAAACTATTCATAATAATAATTTAAGATTTTATAACTTTAAATTATTATTTTAATTAATTTACTATAATATATATATTTTTTATTGTAAAAGATATTCTGATTTAGTTTGTTGTAGTTTGTGTGTCCCTTGATAATTCACGTGAAGGAATACCACCACGCACCCAGCCATCAGATGCCATACTTTCAATTTTATAACTTGGATCATTAATCTTATTACTTACAGCAGGTAATAATGGTGTTTGATAATATTTATATGATATCTTCTCTCCAGAATTTAATACACTATTTTTCTTTACACTTTGTTCGCCTTGTAATATTTGAGCTTCCATTACAGGATTTACTGAACCACGTCCTAAATATGGCACAGTAGCAAATGGTCTATGAAAAAGATTAATATTACACTTTGGATGTGTTTGGATTGTTCCTATTAAAAGTTTTGAAGAGTCATTTATATTACAACCACCTGCACCACTACCATAACCACCATTATACATTATACCTGGTTGTGATGTTGCTAAATTAATTGGATTTTTCATAGTACAATCAGAGGAATAATAATTTTGAACCATATAATTACATGAAGCTATATTTTGAATTGTATTTTGATCTAAATTACAACTATCTAATCCTATTCTACTCATAGCATCAAATGTATATGATGAATAATTAGGATTTGGTGAAGAATAATCCATATTTACATTAAGTGCCATAATATAATATATAATATATATTTTTTATTTTAAAATTTTTATTAAAGCAATTTAATATATAAATTTAGATTTAATTTCCTAGTTTATCAATTGTAGTAACCTTTGATATATTTTTTATTATTTTATTTTCCTTAATTTCATTATTATCACCATTACCACCCATTGCTTCTTTTATTAGTTTATTATATTGTTCTGATAATTTTGAATCTGGATTTGAATAAGCTGGATATTTCTCTCTAAATTGTGGAATTAACTTTATATTTTTATTTGTTATTGTCTTTATTAAACTTCGTATTTTATTCTTATTTTCATCTTCTTTTTCCCATTTATTTTTATCTTTTATATATAAAATATCTCTCTTATTATCAGTACAATGTATTGGTCTTTGATGTACGTCTAATGCTTTTAAATTTGTTGTTATTATTTGAGATATTCCTTCTATATATCCTAATTCTCCAATATTTACAAAATCATTTAATTGTAGTTTTATTGAATCAATAAAATCAGTTATATTCATAGCATCTTTACATGTTTCATTTAAGAAAAATTGTAAATTAAATGTATTATTATTTGAATTATTATTTGTAGTGTTAATATTATTTATTTGTAATGAACCTGACTTTATTACTTCTAACATATAATTATTTTGTTCTTGTATTATTGTTCTCATTTCTTGTTTTAATTCAGTATTTTCTTTCATCAAATAATTTACTAATTGATTTATTGTATTATTATCATAATTACTATAGTTTATTTGTTGTGATGAATTTGCTTTATTATTTAAGTTTTTAATATTATTATTTTTATTAACATTATTATATTCATTTATGTTATTATATTCATTAGGATTAATAGAATTTTTATTTTCAGTATAATTATTATATTTATTTATATTATTAAATTCATTATTTGTAGAAATAGAATTATTATCTAAATCAGTATCATTTATGTTTTTAATTATAGTATTATTGTTTACATATTTACATTTTTTTTTATGTTTACTTAATGATGATCTATGTTTATAATTGTTTCCACATAAGCATTCATATATTTTTTGATTTTGGGGATTTTTGTTACTGAAAATGTTAGCCACTGTTAGCATTAAATGTTTTTCAGTCTCAATATGTTTTTTATAATCTTTACTATTAGACGTATAATAGTCACAAAAAATACAAGAAAAAAATAGAGATTTTTTTGGGGATTTTTTGTTAGTCTCTATGTTAGTCTGTGTTAGTCTCTTACTGACATCATCTAAAAATATTTTATTATTAATTAAATTATTGTTATTATTATGGTGTTTATTTTTTGTAGAATTTTTATGCAAATTTTTTGGGGATTTTTTGTTAGCCATTTTTTCTTTATAATATATTATAAAAAAATAAAAAAAAAATTTTTACGTCACAAAATTTTTTATAAAATTTTAGTCACCAGACCATAAAATTTTTTTATCGTCACAGTTCTCGATTTTTGCATAAAATATTTTGGATATTTGAATTTTGGACATTTTTTTTGTCCATTTTTTAAAACAGAAAAAACTTTTACATACAAAAATTGCGTTTTTGTAACTTTGAGATTTTTATAAGTTTTTTACAAGAAAAACCAAAAAACCTTATTTGTTTATGTATGAGAGAAAATAACAAAGTATATATTTCAGTCTCATAAAATATATAAATTTTTTTATTAGTAAGGAATAATAATAATTTTTTATAATTTTTTTCTCTTAAAAAGGTTAGAAAACACGAATACTAGAGAGAAAAATATAATATATCAAAGAATTTTTTAGTATTATAAGAAAATAATATAATAACAATAATAAAATAATGAATTATTACACAAAATCGACACCTGTCAAAACACTATTCGAATATTATAATTAAATAAAAATTAAAATTATAATTAATGATAATTTAAGATTTAATTTTTAATTATTAATTATTTTTTATTTTATTATTGTAACATTAGAGAGAAAATTAAATAATATATTTGAAAATTAATAAAATTTAATTTGAAATCTAATATTATCATAATAATTAGATTTCAAATATTATTGTAATTTATATTTTATTTATGTTTTATTTATGTGTTAAATCGTGTATCACATTGAGCTGATATTGATTTTTTTTATTGATTTTTTTTATTTATGACGTATTTATGGTGTAATATATAATTTAATACAAATTTTATTTTAGCCATACAAATTTTATTTTAGCCATAAAATTAAAGTATAAAATTGGAGCGACTTAAATGCGTTTGCTCTAAATTAT